TCCTTTCTAAGAAAATTATATAAAAAAATAGCCAGACTATGTCAGTCTGACTATATAAAAAATATTCTATTTTAAACAAAAATTTAAAGTGCAAGTTTTGCACTTTGAATTGCACTTTAAATTCCACAATGTATTCTAATTGCTAAAGCAATTTGATTTAACTTTTCTACTATTCTAGGATTTTCCATCCCTTCTAATTTATCTGATATTTCTTTAAAAGTTAATTTGTCTTTAAATCTATATTTATATATTAAAAATAATAAATTATCTCTTCTTTTTAAATTTTCTTCAAATTCAATTAAAGATGTATTAAATTCATTATATTTTACATATTCTTCTATATCGGCATATTTACTAGGCTCGCTAGTATTTTTCCATAAATACATATCGTTAATATTAGATTTCCCTGTCATAATAAAAGCACTAAAAATAGTAAATAAAATTGATATAACTAAATCAACTTTTAAAATTAAAAACAAACTAAGCAAAATTAAACAACTCCAGATAAGGCAACGATACCAAGTCTTAAAATGTAGTGCTTTTCCAAAGAAACCTCTACTTATCATAAAACAAAGCATAATAATTATAATATAGTTAGCAGGTAAGTTCAATAGCTTACCTACTAAAAAAATAAGTATGGTTTCAGCAATATTAAAAATTAAACTGTTAAAAATTTTTTTAAAATTTTCCATATCTTATTCTCCATCTTCTGTATCATATAACCATAGCCAACTATCCCAAGTACCCATATTTATACACCTCCATTTAAAAATATTTTTAGTAACATACAAATATTAATTATATAAAACATAATATTAAATATGATTACATTCAAACTTCTAAATGTTGCTGATTTTATTTTATTATTATTTTTACTTCTATTCCACAATTTTTTATATATATTTTGAATTTTATTCAATTTTTTTCTTGTTAGAAATAAAAACAAAATCAAAAACAATCTATTTAATACAGCATAAATTATAAAATTATTAATAGTTTTCCATATTATTAAATAAATTATTATACAAGAAAACATTAATATTAGACTTGCTATTCCAAAAGTGAATATATCAGTTATTTGTGCTTTTTCTTTGTATAATATTTTTAATATAATATAAGTTATAAAAGTATATAAAATTTGAAACCATATATTATATTTTATAAAAGATTTTAACAAAAAATATTCTATTATCATAAAAATAGTAAACAGAACTCTTTTTTCTTTCAAATTCTTTGTATATATCATAAATAAAGCAAAATATATAGGTTCAGGCAATTGCCCTAATAATATTTCTAGCATTCTTCCCTCCAATCTCTCCAATCTAATATAAAATAGAGGAAACACGATTGGAGTTGTGCTTTCAGTTAGTTAATTACTCTAACCTATCCTCTTAAGAATTATATCATATATTATTTTTCTTTGCAATAAAAAATTACATCATTTTTATCACAAATACAATCACACCTATAACTACTGCTATTATTGAACCAGCAACTGTTTTCCATAACCAACTTTGATTGTCTTCAATTTTTTTTACTCTATCTTTGGTCATTTCTATTTCTTTAGAAAGAATATCATTTTTTAATTGTTCTTGAATAGGTCTTTCTTGAAGCATTACTTTTATTTCTCTTACACCAGCTTGAATTTCAGGAATTGAAGTATTCATTTTTTCTTCTAACTTAGACATTCTTTCATCTAATTTATCAACTCGCTCATTAATCTCCATGGTTTTCCTCCATTAGTTTTTATCTATATTAATTATATTAAAACTTTCTATTTTTGTCTAGTATTTAGATAAAATTAAATATTTTCTGCATCTTTAAACTTATCTGTTGTTTTTAAATATTCATAAGCTTTTTCAATTGTTTCACTTTCATCATAACTTTTGTCTACAAAATTTGTATCTATTAGCACATTTATACCTTTATTTAATATTTCTTGTTTTTCTGCCGTTAGTTCTTGATTATCGGCAGATTTGCCTTGTACTTCTTGATATTCCATTTCTTTTTCTCTTTGCTTTTCATTTACATAGCTTGCTATTTCTATTATATTTCGTTGATTTGTTATTTTGTTTAAGCTTACTATTCTATGATAATTTAATATGATACCATTCTCTAATTCAATTTCTTTATATAAAGCCATATTTTTTCTCCTTTTCTACATATATCCATTTACTTTTATTATATATATTTCATTTTGCTGTTTATTAAATGAAATTCCATCACTACCCCAAATATTATTCCAAGTTGAATAATAATTAGGTGTAATTGTTGTTCCAGATATAGTTACTTGTTTTAAAGCATTGGTCCAAGTCGTTTGGTCTGAATTAAAATATCCACTTGAAAGTATTGCAACTTTTCCATTTGGACTATAAATTCTAGTTGATGAAACGACTGATGAAGTACTAGTTTTAAAGAATATTTCTAAAAATGTAAAATTAGCTGATGTTGCTGATAATGTTACTGTTCCATTAGTTCCCGAACTATTGTCATACAAAGAAGTCATGTACGAACCAGATTTATCAAAATAAGCTACAGACTGTTCTGTGCCACTCGTTGGTGCAGAAGTTTGAGCTGTTCCAGAATGGGTCCAAGAGCCATATCTTCCTTCAACACTATAACAACCACTTGAATAAGCCCAAGGTAAATATACCCAAACATTGGCAGTATTATAACTAGTTGCTCTAACACTAACTTTTATACTAGTATTCCAATTGTAGTTACCATCTACAGTAACACCAAATGCAGAAGTTGCACTTCCTGTTGATTGATAACCATCTTTTATAACTATTGTAAAATATGTATTTTGACTAGTATTAGCATTATATCCATTTCCACTATATATTTTAATTATTATATTGCTATTATCTCCAGCAGAAATAAGAGTGCCTAAGCATACCCAAGTTGCTGCATTTGAAACAGCTAGAATAATATTTCCATAAGACTTATAAGAGTTAGTAGAAAAAGATATTGCTCCATTATTATCTACAATTACTTCATTAGTTGCATCTGTGTTTCCTTTTGGTCTAAGATATATTGAAGCACCTTTTGCAGACAATATTGTGTCTGAACCAGTATGCCTTAGTATACTTTCTCCACCAGCCTTAAAGGCACTATTAATTGGAATATTTATGTTTCCATTTACTTGTAGTTTACTTCCTTCACTTGTATTATATTTTTGCCCAATTGCTACATTATTTTTATATATTGCTAGTGCTGGATTTCCACTTCCCAAAGTTATTGTATATGTTGCTGATGATAGTTTATCCGCAACAACTAATTGAATATTATATGAATTTGATACATTAAATCCGCTAGCTCCTAAATCACCTTGTATTGATATACTGCCAGTTATTTTATTACCACTCGTTGTATATGTAAGTGTTGTTGCTCCATTTGTATATGATGAAGCTGATGTTGTTTTATATTTATATATACAACTTGTTATAGTATTTGATACACTTCCAAAACTATTATTCCAAAACTCTGCTTCAAATTTCAATGTTACTGCTTGCCCTACATTATTCTCTCTTGTAGCTAATAAAGATGTTACTTTTATATTAGAATAATCTTTCATTGTGGCAGTTTTTGTTACTTTTGTACTATTTCCTCTACTATCTGTTGCATATAAATCTATGACATTATTTGTAATAGGATTAGTTAGGCTTAAATCAACATTAGCACTGCTGCTATAATTAACTATTGTATTTTGACTTCCGACTACTAACTTATAAGAAGTCATTGTAGCACTATTTTCCGCCGTTGCTTTATTAGATGTGCTTACAGTTGCTTTTATTTTTGAATATCCATTTACTAATATTTGATTATTCCCAGTTAGAGCCGTTATTGTAGTATTAGTATCTTGATAAGTAAAATTGCTAAATGTTGGATTACTATTAGTTACTGTAAAAATACAATCTTTATATGAAGTATAACTTATACTATTTTGAGTTGTTGTTATTATATATCTAAGTGTTATAGTATTTGAATTTGGAGTTAAAGCATATATTGTACTTGCAGTTGGAGTAATAGTTTTACTTGTTCCTGTTATTGAACCATAATCAATTATTTGTGTATTATCTGTTTTACATAATTTTAAGCTAGTAGTTGCTCCACTAGGATTAGTCCAAGTTATTGTTTGACTATTTCCTATATTAGTATTTGGGGCATCTGTTATTCTAGCAATATCGTAAGTTGTTACAGTTATATCTTTACTAGTATCTAATGTTCCTTCTGCCCCACTTGCTCTACATAATATAGATATTTTATAAGTTGTATTAGCATCTAATCTTGTAGTATTTGCTCTGTCTTTATAATCTATTGTAATTGTTCCACTTGTTGTATTTGAAGCAAATGGTTGCCCTCCATTTAGCCATCCTTCGCCGTTATTTAAGTTTACAAATAACCAAGCAGCTTTGTCTGTAGTATATTGTAATGTTATACTATTTATTGTTCTACTTTTTAATGATAAACTTGTTAAATTCGCATATCTAGAAATTGTTGTTAAATCCATGCTTCCACTAGCACTAGCATTTCCACAAGTGTAGCTCTGTCCACTATTATCAGTTACCGAAAAACTATAACTTATTGTTTTTGACCCATCATCATTATGTGATATGGTTTGTGTTCCACTTTTAATTGTTAGTGTGGAACCCGCATTATAATTTGGTATTGCTCCACTATAAGATGTTCCATTAATAATTAATGTATAAGTAATGCTATTATATCCACTCCAGCTATAACTTGATTTATATAATGTAAAATTAAAACTTATTTCTGAGGTATTATTACTTGTGCTTGTTGAGGTTTCACTTACATCTAATTTAAATTCGTGAGAATGTTTGCTACCATAAGCGGTTATTGTTCCCATAATCTATCCTCCTAATCCTGTTAGCCAAGTTTGACTATCTATTTCTTGAATTAATAATAAATTTATAGTTGCTTGACTTCTAACAATTAATTCTTCTGTTTCTATACCTTTGTCTGTAAATTCTGAAATAGGGTTTGATGTTGTTCCTGTTTTATATATTCTGTTTCCATCAGCATCTATTCTTGTATAAGTATTTGTAGTACTAGAATTAACTTGAATACCTTTTCCTATAGTTACATCATCAGTTATTGTTTCATTTGCATTTTGTGACCATACTAGTTTTTCACTCCCTGTATTTACCATTAAATCAGCAAAGTAAAATGAATTATTAGTATCAGCTACAATGTCAATATTTATAGTATTAGTATCTATATCAACTTTAATTGTTTTTTCATACCAAGTATTTATATTATCAGCATCTAAAGTATATTTTGTATTATTAATTAAAACATAAGCTGTTGCTAAAGAAATCATTTTATAATATTTAAAACTTATTGTATATGCTCCGTTTATTACTGTTTGTTTTTGAACTGAGGCTCCATTATTTAAAATATATCCTATTCCACTAATAGTGTTTTGTTTTATATTAGTATTAGTTATTGTATTAAATGTTGGAGAGCTATTTTCTGTTTCGCCCGTCCAATAATCTGTTGCATAATAAAATATGTTATTTCCACCAGATTTTATAATGCTACTTGTTGTGCCATTTATAGTTTGTGCTACCGCATTAATTTGTGTTGTTATTTCCTCTTGTGTTACTATTTTTGATGAAACACTTTCAATATCAGCAGAAATTTCTACGAGTTTATTATCAGTATCATCTTGTCTTTCTATAGTTGCATCTATTCTTTGATTAGCCTTATCAACTAATAATTCTGTATGTTTTATAGCTTGTGAAACAGAAGATATATATTGATATTGTGTTTCCGTTTTCGTCATAGCAGGGCTTTCCATACTATCTAAAGCTACTCCATCATACTTTATAGTATGATTTAAAATATATGTATCTAAATACTCATCTTGCAAAGTTTTTATTTTTATTTTATCTTTACAATTTAAATATATATATCCTATCATATTCATTGATACAGGAATATAAGTTAATCCAAATATTTTTTTCCCTGCTTTGATTAATTCTGTCCTTTTTTCTTGTGTATAAGCAAATGGATTATCAGAAATTGCTAATTCTGTTACACCATATCCATTTATACTATCTTCATCACTAATAGTAACATTTTCACCTTCTATTTGGCTATTTTTTAAAACTATAGTATTTATTGGTCCATATTTTTCGTTCGTTGTTAAATCATAATAATTGTCTTCATTAAGTTCTTCATCTATAGCATCTTTATATTCAAAATCCATTACTATTTCATTGTCTTCATCTATCCTAATCCAATTAAATGCTACTTGTGCAATTGCTTTTAAAACTTGTCTTAATGTTGTTCCCTCTTCAAATTGATTATTCTCTACAATAAAATCATCATTTAAGAAAGATGTAACTTTTGTTCCCAATCCCGATTGAGCTACAACATCATCAAATAATTCTTTTAAAGTACAAGGATATGTAACTCTATCAACATAAGCAGTATTTAATATTATCATATAATCTAATGCTTCAAAAGATGTATTATCATTGACTTGATTATCTTCTGGTTTTTGAACTATGAATGTTCCATATTTTATATATTCAGTCTCAGTTCCTTCATCATCCATATCTACTCCAAAATAGAGTTCAAATTCTCTATCTTGAATACTAAAAGAATTATCTACATTATTGAAATTCCCAGAAACACTTTTAGCTACAGCTCCTCCAATAAAGCCTTCATCTGGAACATATCTTTCTTCTTCAAAAGTTATATCTTTTAAATAATTACTTTCATTTATAATTAATTCTGGTAAAGTATCTGTTGGCAATACTTTCATATAAGCTCTTGTAATTTTACCTGTTAATAGTCTATTTTTAAAATCATTAGTTATTCCTTTATAAGCTATTACATCAAATATAGGGCTTACTGCATCAGTACTATATATATGTGTTACTTTGTCGTATGTTTTTGCATTATAGTATATATCCCACAATACTTCTGATTGTTCTTCGGTACATTCTATTTCTATTGGTGTTTCTAATACATAATCTACATACAATGGTGTTCCTGCATTGTATTGTTCTGATAAAAATGTTTTTAAATCGTCAACATTTGTTATGTTTTTAGATACTCTTATTATAAGGTTTGTAGTCATAGAAAATCCTATTTCATCTGTTGAAGCAATTGATAATAACAATTTAAAATGTGAAGATATATTATTGTCCGTTCTTTTAAAATTCGTTAATTGATGTGTCCAATAAAATGCATTTGTATTATTTCCTACATCACTCCATGTTGTTTGCATTATCCAATTTTCTTTACCTGTAACTGCATATCTATTTATATAATGTCTTTCATACCACTTATTATTTTTTAATATAAATTCATCTTTATAATCTCCTATTTTTCTAAATGGTTGTTGTGTTGGTATTGTGTATGTTTGAGATTTCCCTTCTATATAGTCATTATATGTTGTACCTTCATGAAGCTGGAATGTTTCAATTTCATCGTTTCTACAAGATATTCCTATGTATTCACAATCTTCATCTGTTGTAAATGTACCGTTTTTATATGTAATTAGAGATTTTATAAAGGATTTATTCTTGTCTAATTCTACAGCACCAATACTATCATTGGGACTTGTTATACCTTCAACTCTATAATTTTGGGATTTCTTTCCTCTAATTATAATATATTTCCAGTAATCATTTACTGTTAAGTCCCCAGTAGTCGTTAAAAAATATCCTGCTAATGCTTTATCTTTTACAAACAAATTCTTATTACATATCTCAACATTAATATTGCCTTGTCCATATTCTGAGTATGGAGTTGCTACTGAGCCTGGTTCAATTTTTATACTATTTCTTATAGTTTCTTCTGATAATGTATCACTTCCTGAATTATAATAATATACACATAAATATTTAGCAGAAGAAGTTGTAACTATTGTTGCTTTTGTAGCTGTCAAATCTAATATAGTAACAGTATCTATTTTTGAAACATTATAAGTTGGGACTGATGAAGTTGTTATTATTCCAAATCTTGTTGAAGAAATCTTTGATACTGTATATGTTTTTCCTCCTGTAATTGGTATATATAATGTTTTTAAGCTACTATTTTGAGCTCCTAATCCTGCACCACCAGTTGATGTATTTAATATATTAGCATTATTCTTATCAAACAAATTCACATTATCCCCACAACTCTCTACTTCACTTGGATAGTCTGGGCTTGGGCTTGCTCCATATGGTTCGTAGTCTTTTTCAGTTGCTCCTTCACATACCATTGGATATATTGTAAAATTACTTAGTACAGCTCCTTTATCTATCCATATAGAATAATTAGAGTAAGTTTTTTCTTCGGTTAATGTAAATGATTTATATGTACTTCCAGTTGCTGTACTTCCATTTATCATTGTTATAGATGTACTGTCTAAACTAAAATAAATCAAAGCCACAATAGGTGTTTTAATTGAGTTTATATAATTGCCTGCTGGTAATGTTAAATTGATACTCGTATAAACTCCAAATCCAGTTGTGCAATTCCCATTAAATGTTATAGAACCATTTGCATTTTTTGTTATAGTCACTCCATTTTTAGTGCTACTCGAAAAATTAGATAAATCTAATAAATTATATCCCTCTCTTGTCTCTTGCTTACTATTTCCACCAATATTAAACTCTTTAAATTTATAATCAGCTGTATTTTCTAATGTTATATTTTCTCCATTGCCACTTATTTCTTTATCGATATGATACATAGTTCCCTCCTTAATGTTCTATCAAGCTAAATTGTTCAAAGTTTATCATTCTCTGACCTTGATAAGTTATTGGCTTGTATTTTAAATCAGTATGATACATCGTTGCAGTTTCATAGCTATCAGAAGCTTCGTTATAATATTCAACAGATAAATACATATCATCTAATACACTATAATATTTTTTATATTGTTCTGGTGTCATTATAGGAAAATCAATTATTATTTTTGTTGGTCTATGTGGTAGTACTTTAATTATTAATTTTCCACTTGAAACTCTACCTGCATCTGTTGTTTGCACTATGTGTGGCATAACTTCAAAGCCATCTCTTTTAGGAGAAGGAGAAGTAAAATTACAATCTCCTATCTTAAAATAATATCCTTTAAAATTACTCATAATTTTTCTCCTCCTTATACTTTAATTATATTTGTTCCATATTTATTATTTTGTCTGTTAGCATAACTTCCATATCCAGAATATACTTTATCGTTTCCTACATAAACTGTTATAGGTTGTTTTTCATTTCCAGAATTTTCTGATAATGCTTGGCTAAATCCTTCATATGCTGCTTGAGCAATACCTTCTGTAATTTGGTCGTTATTTGCTACTGCTGCTCTATTTCCAATATTTCCTACTAATTCTGGTCCTGCTTCTCTTGCTATAAACAATTCTCCTGTATCTGGAAAACCACCTTCGGCATATACTCTAGGTAAACTGATTGAAGATATTTTTGGAACACTTACTCCAGGTATTTTATTTACTACTCCTATTACACCATTTATTAAATTTATAAAGCTATTAACTTTATTTTCTATACTCGTAAGTACCCCATTTATTGCTGCTTTTATTGCAGAAGTCAACATTTCTCCTATTTTAGATGTTATTTCGCTCCATTTTTCACTAAATTTTCTTTTAAATTTAGTCCAATTACTATCATATTTATCAGGGTCTAATCCATCTTTAATATTATCAGGCATATCTTCTGTAAATGTTGTTTTACTGTCCTCACTCATATCTGCCATAGCTCGTTCTATATAATCTCTAGCTTCATCTGCACTTATTTGACCACTTTGCATAGCTTCAACTACAGATTGTTTTAATTGGTCATAATTTCCGCTTTCTTTTGCTACAGCTAATTGTGCTTCTATTGAAGCTTTTGTTTCATTCTTTGTTTGTTGTTCTAAATCTTCTCCAGCTTTTTTTTCATTTTCTTTTGCTGTTGTAAGTTCATCAGTACTTTCTTTTAAATCGTCTTGTGCTTTTTCATTATCTTTATAAGCTTTATATACTTCTTTTTGTGTATCAGTTAAATCTGCATAATTTAAAGTTCCTTCTTGCACTTTATTATATAAATCTTCTCCACTTATTCCACTATCTTTTTCTGCTTGTTGTAATTTCTTTAATGTTTCTTGTGCTTTATCAACTGCATTTTCATAACTATCTTGTGCATCCGCTGCATCTTGTTGAGCCTGTGCTAATTCTTCTTGTGCTTCTTTTGTCTTTTCTATTTCTGCTTGATAATTTTCATGAGCTTCACTTGTACTCAATATTCCATCTCTACTTTTAAAAATCTCATTTGTAACTAATGCTATTGTTGCTGTTAAAGCTACAACTCCTGCGACTACTGCTGCTATTGGAGCTGATACTCCTAAGATTACTGCTCCTACTGCTGTTAAAGCAACTCCTAATAACATTACAGCCTCTTTTGCTAAACTCATTCCATTTTGCCACATATCGAAAAAATTTTTTCCAGCTATAACTATACCTCCTATAAGAGATGCAATTCCTAAAAGTGGAGCTATACCAGCAGTTATTGCCTCTCCAACGGAAATCATGCCTGTTTGAACCATTGCAACAGCTGTTTTAAATGGTTCTGTAAAATAAGTTGTAATACCTTCGCCTAAAACTTGGAATATTTTTAATTTTCCTAAAGCTTCTAATCCTTTTTTGAATTCAACTATACTTAATGCTGTTTCTGATAAAAATGAAAGTGTTTTTAATGCTGCTATAATTTCTAATATTACTGTTATAACATCAGGATGTTCTACAATCCATTTAAGAGCTTCTACTACTTTTTCTAAAATATCTACAGCTAAATTTCCTATTGTTCCTCCTACTTTAGCAAGCCACTCTACAAAAGGTTGCCAGTCAATACTTGCAATGACATCACTTATCTTTTTAAACTTGTCTGAAATGTTATTTAACCAATCTTGGAATTCTTTACTTTCTGCTATTTTATCTACTTCATCTAAAAAGTTTTTTAAAGCATCAGCTAAATTTTGTATTATTTTATCTCCATTTCCTTTATAATCCCAAGCTTTAGTAAAAGCTTCTGCTATATCTCCAATAATATCTAAAATATCTTCTAATATTGTATAAATTGTTCCGTTTGTTATTATATTCTCAAAGCTTCCCCAAACAGAAGAAATTAATCCTCCTATTTCACTTGCTGTTTCTTTAACTTGTTCTACTAATTCTCCTCCATATTTATCCCAGCTATCTTTTAAAGGCTTAAAAAAGTCATATAATTTTTGAGAAAATCCACTTAGTTCTCCATCTAATGATGTTAAATCTATAGTAGGAGATACATTTCCGGAACCAGATGAAGAAGAACTTAAATCTATATTATTTAATTCATCAAATCCTTGTAGTGCTTTTTTTGTTTCATTGGCACTGCTTGAAGCACTGGACATTGAGCTAGCGAAAGCATTTGCAAAAATATTTATTCCTGTAAAAGAATATACAAGCTGTTGAATAGCTTTCATTAATTTGTATACTAAATTAATAAGATATTCCATTACTGGTGCTAAAGCAGAACCCATTGAATATTTTAAGTAATCCATATTCGCACTTAATTGCTGAGCTGCTAAACTAGAACTACTTAGCCATTTGTTCGCAGCACTATTTAATAAAGCATATGCTCCTCTTATAGAAAATAATGCTGTTGCATATTTTAGCATTTTTTTTATTGCACTAGTAATTTTGCTATTATCAAAAACTTTGCTTATTCCTTTTCCTAAAGTTGGAATTATACTGGCAATACTTTTTATTTTTGAAAACATTTTTCCTAAAAATGAAAGAAATTTATTTGTATTTTTTTGAATAGTTTGTAAATCTTTATTAATGGTTCTAAAAACATTGCTTATTTTGGGTACAATTTTATCAGCCCCTTCTCTTGCAATATTAAAAACTTCAATTATTATGCTTTTTACCTTACCAAACATTCCTTCTACTTCTAAAGTTTCATTTTTGACTTTGTCTAATCCAGATACATCTATATCTTTAGTAATATTCTTTATATTACTTATTTTTTCTATTCCTGATACATCTATTTTTATTCCTGATAAATTATTTTTTAAATTAAGTATTGCATTATTAAAATTAACTAACTTTTGTAGCCCTAAATCTAATGAACTTTCTAGTTTTTCTATACTTTGTCTCAAACTATCTAATCCTTTTGAGGCTGCATCAGCATTACTTCCAATTTCAATACTTACTTTATCAAGTTCGGTTTCCATTTTTCCACCTACCTTTATTTATTATCTTTAAATTGTTTTTTTGTTGCTCTAGCCCAATTAGCAAAAAATATCTGAGCTTTTAATCTTTCATTTTTTACTTCTTGTTCAGTAGGCTCTTCATTTTTATTTTCTTTTTCTTTTATTTTATCCTCCATTCCATAAGGGAATTCTGGATAAGGTAGAGGCTTTGTTCCTTTTTTAGAAAAGGCATGTAATATAGGAGAAACATCACATAATGCCTCATATATATACATGCCTTGGTTCCACATGTGCCATTGGTCTAATTCGTGTTTTCTTTTTTCGCTTATATCATAAGCTTCACGATAAAATTTTACTATTGTTGGGTCTCCATACCAAAATTGTTCATAAGTCATTCCCATGTTAATAAAATAAGGACACAATTTTTCAAATATTTTATATAGGGAGATATGCTCTACTTTGTCGGGTTTTACCCAACTATCTCCCAATCTAAGTTTCCCTTTTCATTTTCTTTATCATCTGTTAAATCAGAATATGTTTCAGCTAGCATTTCTCCAATGACTTCAATTAATTTTTCTTTATTTTTAAATCTATCATAACATTCTTCTATAAAAGTTTTCTTAACCTTTTTATGGTTCTTTAAAAATAAGCCTTCAAAAGCTAAAGGAAGCATGACCATTGGTTGTTCTGCTAACTTATTAATTGAAAAACCTTGTTTTTCCATTATAGCTACAGTTTCTCTATTATATTCTAATATATAGTGTTCACCTTCACAATCAAATTCTATTTTTTTATTCATATTATTTTACCTCTTTCTTTTATTATTTAAAATAATTATTCTGCTGTTGGTTTTGCTTCACTTATTGGAGCATCTGTAGGTGTTATATAGTTAGTAATTTCCAATACAGAACTTACTGATGCTTCTGGAATACCCATGCTTGATGGATTTCCTTTAAAATATAAACCGTTTGTCAATCCAGGTATATCAATTAAAAACCATACTGCTTTATTAGCAGCTTTTGCAGCTTCATATTTTTCCATTAATTTTTCCCACATATCAACTAAATCTTGTGTCAAATTAAATGTAAATTCTAATGAACCTCCTAAATCTTTTAAACCATCAATATATGTTTTATATTCTGTTTGATTTAAATCTGTTGTTTCTAGTGTTTCTGGTGCTGGGTTCATTGATGGAATACTTTTTACTCCAATTAAATCTACATAATCACTTTTTTTTGTTGGTCTTGTATTTGCTGTTTCTTCAACTGCATAATATAAATGAATACCTGCTGTACTTAAATTTATAGCCATTTTAAATTCCTCCTTTAACTTCTTTTATATATAGTATTAGTATCTAAATTAATACTACATGAATATCTTAGAATACATCTAATAATATCTTTATCTGATGTAGATGGTACTATAGATGGATTTCCTATTCTAGTTAATTTATATGTTGGTCCAGTTAATAGTTTATTTATCATATTTGCCATTAACATAGCACTTTCAGTAGCTTCCATCTCACTTGTATCTCTACTACAAGCTTCTATTTGGTAAGATAAATCAGATACATGTTCTCCTAAATTATCAGTAAATTTATCGTTTTCAGTATTTTGTATTTCTAAAATTGTAACTAATGGATAGTTAATTTTAGGTAATTTATCATAAGCACCTTTTACTGTAGTTTCTTGAAAATCATTTATTGTAATTTCTTCATTATCTATATTTTTGTAAATTATAGGGTTTTTAAATTGATTTGCAATATCTTTTTTTAATTGTGGAATTAAAGTTTCGATAAGACATCACTCACTTCCTGTTTTAGTATTTTTTTCTTATATTTTCTTAAACTTATTGAAGCATTAAAAACTTGTTTTCCAGCAGGTATACCCTGAGTATAAACTTTATTCCCTTGTTTATCTTTATATGTCCAATACAATCCTCCCATAGGAATTCCATTTTGACTTGCGGTACTATCTGCATTAGTATTTTCTCTTATAGTTTTACCACTATTATATGGATTTAAAGAAAAATCCCCTTTCATTTCATGTCCATCATTTGCTCCTTCTTCTCCTGTTCCAAATTCATTATATAATACTTGTGAGCCTGATATTCCAACTTTAATAATATTATTTTTCTTTTCAGAAAAATACGACATATCTTCATTTCCATCTTTATATGGAGTTGCCGAATAATTATTCTGTATTTCTTTTAAAGTATAATCAGCTAATTCTTCAACAATTTTTATATTTTTTTTATCTAATTCAGTTTCTAATTTATCTATTTTTTTTAATAAATTATTTAAACCTTCTTTAGATAAAGGAACTTTAAGTAATTTATTCATTATTTCCGCTCAACTTTCTTAATATTATTTCAGATTGATTTATTGTATTTAACGGACTTCCATCTACAATATAATCAGCATCTTTACATAATGGGTCATATTCTTCTGGCGGAATAACATATATATAACATTTGTCTCCATTTTTAAATTGAGTAGCTTCTTTTAAACTGCATTTTATTCTCAAATACATGGAATAATCTTGTCCAAATGATATTATTTCTCCAGTACTATTGGTTGGATTATAGTTTAAATTACATAGAATAGGTTTATCAAATTTTGTGCTATTAGGGATTTTTTTACATAAATAGAACTTTTTTTTATTTCTTTTTAAACAAATCATAAGCTTTTTATCCTTCCAAGAGGAACAACCTCTTTTAATATATCATTTGGATATTCTGATGCTCCTGCATAAGTTCTTGAAATATTATTTTCAGAATGTGCCAATTCTCCTTCTGCTCCCATTTTTGAAAAAGAACATATACATAATCTAATTACAATTCCCTTATATTTATCTTCAAATATTTTACTTTCAGTTGGTATAAAATGTCTTCTGCTATTTACAGCTTCTATAGCATCTTCTATCTCATCAAACAAATCATCATCAGAATATTCTGAAATATCAAATTCTCTTTGCTTAAGTTTTCTTTTTAATTTTTCTAATAAATCAGATGCTTCATCTGTAATTTTATATTCTTCAAAAGTCATATTATATCCACCTCTTTTCTAATCATTTATAGATAAACTATCTTTTACACTTGATTTTGAATTTTTGCTTTGATAATATTGCTCAACAGAAACTGATGTTATTTCGTTTAATTTAGGATTTGTAATTCTTGTTTCTTTTTCGCCTATAGGCTTAACAATAAATTCTTTTCCTTTTTTTTCTATTGAAACTTCTTTGTAATAATTAGCAACTTTTACATAAGGTTTATTGTTTATAACATAAATCATTTTTTCTCCTCCTTATTTTCTTTTGATTGCCTATTATTTTTAGAATTATCAGATAATATATTTAATATATTTTCTAAATTGTTTTCATTGCCTTTATTTTCGTTTTTAGACCCTTTTTTTTCTTTACTTAACGAATTACTTTCTTCTTCTGATAAAGTGTCTGTTTTTTTATCCTCGTTTAAAATTCCTTCTTCTTTGGACTTTTGATTTTTATTTTCAGAAGGAACTTCTTTAGTTCCTTCTTCTTTTACAATTTCATAGCCCATGCTTTTAAACATATCATTATATGCTCCTTTAGAAACAATTAGAACTGATTTTCCTCTTTTAATTTCTATCATAGACTTTTATTCCTTTCTTATGCAACTTCAATTACATCAGCTATTACGATTTGGTCAGCAGCTTCAAATGAAGGTAAAACAACTTGTGATACTTTTGTATCAATTGATACTGGGTCAGTTGTTTTTGTTGTTGTTATTGCAACACCTGTATCTACAACTACTACTTCTGCTTCTGTAGCTCCGCTCATTAAATCAGCTTCTTCTGGAGTTGTACCAAACCAAGTATTTCCTAAATCTCCTTCTGGAAGTAATATAAATAAGTCTTCTGGAATGTATCTTGTAGCAACATTTCCTTCAAGATATTTTTTATCATATACTTCTATAGAAATTCCAGCATTTGTTCTAAAATAATCTTTTACATTTTGTTCAGTTAAAGCTATTTGTGAATTTTGGAAACCAAATACTGCATTTTTAATTACTTGATTGTTCATTAAATGTCTTATTATTGTTCTAGATGTAATAGCTCTTGATGGTCTAGCATAGCCTTTATCTTCAATTACATCTTGCATAGCAATTATATCTCCTAATACATCAGCACTTGTATCACTCCATTTTACTTTTGGTGTATATTTTTGATTTTTTTCTAATCCATAATCATATGAATATTCAACACCATTTTCTGCTAATGTGATTGTACCTGTAGATATTAATTGCATTCTCATTCTTTCTCTTGCTACAGAAGCAGCATCTAATAATGTTTTTGTATCATCAAATATTTGTGTTAATATTGTATCTATATATTCTATATTACCAGCTTCTATAGCTATTAATAATTCTTGTCTTAATTTTTCATCAATTAACATATCGTTTTTGAAGAATGGCATTTCAGTTTGAACACTTGAAAAACCAATTCTATCTTTTTTAGTTGATTTAACATCAAATTGAGATAAACTTAAAGAAGTTGATAATCCTTTTGCTCCTTTAATCCATTTTAAATCTAATCCTATTTTTTTTCTTGCTGGGAATAATACATCACCTAAGAATGGTTGCATATTTCTATCAGCCATTAATGTGTTGTAATATGAAGCAAGAGCTTTACTTGTAAAATAATCAAATATTGTGTTCATTTAATTTTCCTCCCTTTATTTAAATTATGCGATAGCATTTCCACTACCTGTTGTGAAATAAATTTTTCCATTTAATTCTGTTTCTATATCATTTGTTATTAATTTTTGGACATCACTTTCAAGTTTTTCTAAATCTACAACACCAAAAACTACAACAACTCCGTTGTTTGTTCCTTCTGTTACATCAACATCATGTAATACTATTCCTACTACATTTTCTGTTGCTACTGTAAAAGCTGTATTTCTTGTTTTTAAGTCTCCAGTAATTGGAGTTCCAGCTTTTACTATTTTCTTTCCATCAGCAGCAGTTACTCCAGTATCAGCAATTTTTACTGGTAATGAAATCATTTCACTATCTGCTATCATTATTTGTTTTGGATTTTTTGGAAAATCCACTGTTTTTACCATGTTTGCCATGTTAAATTCCTCCTTTTAATAATTATTTAAAATATGTGTTTTGTTTTACACTAGTTGCATTTCCTTTGGCTAATCTCTCAGCTATTTCTTCTGCCTCTGATTTTCCATTATTTCCATCAGAGTTAGAATTTGTATTGAAGTTTCCCATTCCTCCAAGTTTATTTTTTGTTATATCAGCTTTACCTTTTTCATAAGCTTTTTCAATTAATGTATTAACATAGCTTGCAATTTTAGTCGTTTTTGCTTCATCCTCTGTAGATATTGCTGCAATAAATTCAGAAAAATCTTTATCATTTTCTTCAATTCCAGCATTTGTCCTACCTTTTGATGTTAAACTCATTGCTTTATATTGGCTATTGTTAACTTTACCTTCTGCTAATTGTTTCTTCAATTCTTCTAATTGATTTTGAAGTTCTTGGTCAGCAGCAGCTTTCTTTTCATCATCTGTCATTTTGTTTTTAAGTTCATTATTTGCTGTATCTAAAGCATTTTGTAGTTTTCTTTTTTCTGCCTCAGCAGCATCTTTGTTTACATAATTCCCAGAACCTAAAACTTGGTTTTTAAAAAATGTTTGAATTTCATCAGAAGTCATATTTTCTTTATATGCTTCTCCCATAATTTCTTTTAGCATTTCTTCCATAATGGTACTCCTTTCTTTCAACCGTGATTATAGCTCTTCCCTGAGCAAGGTCTATCTACAGATATAGCCACTGTAGAACTGGCAATTTTATATATCAGCATAATGCTGGTAATATCATTATTTCTCCTCTTTTTCATTGTGTTTTTCACTTATTTTGTTCATGTTGTTATTATATGTTGTACTTTGTTTTCCTTCATTTTCATCTGATTTATCTGTTCCAGTAGTTTGGATGGTTTCTTGTTGTAATTTTAAATTTTCTTGGGTAATATTATCCCAATATTTTTTTCCTCTATCTACAACTTCTGTAACATCTGTTGTTAAATCACACATTTCTAGTGCATCTGCTGGGTCAAATACTTTTGTTCCATGTAATGTACTAAATGATTGAGCTTTTGTTTGTAAATTATCATTCTTATTTCTTGTAAATTTAACATCTAAATCAATTGTCTTAAAGTCTATATTAGCTAATCCTAATAATTGTAATATTTTTATAGCAACTGCTATTTGTTTTTTCTTTGCAATTTTAAAATAACTTTCTTTTATTCTTGCAACTATTTCAATATCAGCCCAACCATCTCTTAATTTTACAGCATCACCAGTGTCTCCACCGCCACCGCCTCTAGTTTTTCTATCTGGTATTCCAATAATAGTTTTATAAGCTTCTTCTAAATATTCTCTTAAATCACTAATTCCCATACTATCTAATTGTTGATATAAAAATTTAGCATCAACATTTTGCCCAGGTGCTCCTATTAATTCCAAAATCCTATTTTTTTTTGCTGTTTCTGTAGTATTGTCATCTAATTCAGAGTTAATTATTACCAATAAACTCTTGATTACATTTTCAACATCATTAACACTATCACTGGCAATTTGATTTAAAGCATTTAATACACTTATAGCTACTTCAAAATCGCCCATAAGGAATTCATTATTTTGGACCATTTGAATTGGATTAAGTCCAATTAAATTAACATCTTCTTGAATTTCATTTTTTGTTCCACTTAATGTCATATTTCCTTCTGATTTTATATAAAATATTTGTGTATCAGTAAATACTGAAAAATATGTATTTTTTCTATCAGACCAATATGTGCAAGATAATCTTACAGGATTTCCCATCTTTCTAGATTGAACAACAAATGTATTAAATACATCTAATTTGCTTATTTTTATAGGAACATCTGGCATATAATCACTTGTCAAATCTTCTGATGGTAAAGTGCATATATAACTTAAACCACAAATAGCAGCATAAGTCGCAACTTCATTATCAACTGTACTTGAATTTTCATATTCAAATATATCTGATAACTTTTTTATATCTTTTCTATATTTAGCTTTCCTTGGTATTATTTGTACTGGTTTTCCAAATGTATATCCAACTATATCTCTTATACTTGAATGTGCATAATTTAATACAACTTTATTATTTATAGTAGTTGTACTTGGTGCAGTTCTTTCTAAAATATCTTGTTGACCTTTGTAATAGTCAACTAAATATCTCATATCTGCAACATTTAATCTATGTATATTCATAGCATCAAATAAAATTTGAATTATTGTATCTTTATTAATTTTTCTATCATCAAAAATTTTTCTTCTGCCTTTGCCTATGCCGCTACCATGAATACTATCAACCACAAAAATCACTCCTATTCAAAAAAATATAGCCAAAAAACTTATTTAAGTTCATTGGCTACTTGAGCACGATTATTTTCAATTATTATTTTCTTTTTACATCTTGCACACCAAAAGTAAATTCCTTTAGCTGTAACATCTTTATCTTTTTCAGCTATCCATTTATTACATTCTGGACATCTTATTTCAATTTTATCCATAATAATACCTCACTTTTAGTATATTAAAACTCAAAAAAAAAGTCAATAAAAAAGAAACATAATTTTAAAATTTTTATGTTTCTTTTATCTTTTTCAAGACAATAATATATTTTAGTTTTTCAGGGATATTTTTAATATATCATAAATTTTAATATAAATCAATCTATATTCCTAAATCAGCTCTACTTTTTGTACTTCTTGCTCTTCCTATTATTGCACAGTTTAATACATTAGTGAATAGGCTTGAAAGGCTGTCTGGTCCGGTCATCGTGTTGTTTTCCTTGCATTGCTGGAGATTGGTTAAACTTAACAAGTTCATCTAAGAAATCATTATACATTTTATTTCCTCTTATCTTTTTTCTTTCTTTTACTAATAATCTATATTCACTTTCTGCTACACCTTTTATTGCTCCTTGACAAGCAAGTATTCTATCTAGTTTTGATTTAGTTGTAGGAACTTTTCCCCATCTTATATTACATCTATAATTCTTTTTCTTTAATTCTTCTACTATTTTTTCAGCATACATATCTCCACCATTATTAGCTTCAAAGTAGCAATTTGTTATTTGATACTGTATTATTGCATTTGCTACCATTGGTATTGTTTCTTCTTTTTTTGCTTGACTAAATATTACATCAGTTAAATATACATCTCCATTATCATATTCAGAACATATTGGCATTGATAAACTATCTCCACCACCCCAAGCTACATCGACTGCTGCTATTCTTCTTTGAAATCCATATTCTGGTTCTTCTGTAAACTTCTTTAATTCTTCTTCTGGAAATACTATTCCTAGTCTTTCAATAGGATGCTGCTGAATAAGGCATTCAAAACTTACTGTATCCATTAGGTCCTTATCTTCAAGTAATGCTTCTGTTGTTAATGCAAAACCATATTTATAATTAAAATTTGTTTCGTTATTTTCATTTAATCCAGGTACTTTTACTACATCTATTCTATTTGGGTCTTTATCTTTATAATATTTTATAATTCTGGATAATGGGTCATTTATACTAAAAATTGTTCCAATTATAAGCATCCTACAATTGCCTTGCATACGTTTTTTTAATGTACCAGTAAATTCTTCCCATTTCTTATCCAATACATCTTTGTTTCTTGCTTCTTCTATGTTTTTTATTAAATCATCTATATAAAGTACATTATGTGCTCTAGTTCTACCAGTAATACCTCCATCAAATCCGCAGCAATACAATGAATATTCTGAATGAGGCTTTGTTTTTTCATCAGTTCTATAATCTAAGCACATATTTTCAGCACTTTTTAATACATTTTTTAGTTTTGGAAATATTTTTTGATAATTTCCATTTTCATCTTCTATTAATGTCATAACTCCGTTCATAAAATTTTGACTTTGCAATTGAAGCAGAATATGAAACCATCATACCGTGGAAGGTCTGGTTTCCTACCAACTTCCCATGACATAAATCTTTTTCCTAGTTCTGTATTATGTGTTAATGTATATCCATCTGTTACATATAAATGTTCTGGGTGGTCTACCATTATACATTGACATTCTTCTTGTCTTACTTTTTCTATATTGACTATCATTTTTTGTTGATTATAAGTTGGTTTTTTATATCTATTTCTTTTTCTTGTTAAATAAAAAGGATTAAAATCTAAAGTAAAATTAATTTGATAAACATCCTTGCATCTCACTTTTATCCCATTTTCATCTTTATACCCAGTTTTTTTCTTGCTAAAACTAGCTTTTCCACCTAATCCTCTTATTAGTTCAAGAATATCATTTTTTAATTGTTCAGACACTGTATGGTACACACACCACCCATTTTCTGTTATGTATCCATCTCCATCTATAAGTCCTTGTAATAAAGCTTTTCTTGTTTCTATATTAGCATAAAGATATTTATTAGGAATGAATTTTGTTTCTGATTTTTTTCCAAATAATCCATATTCTTCTATTTTTTTTACCATATAGCTTTTAATAAAATGTCCTAATTTATCTCTCTCTGGGTTTTTCTCGTATATTCCGAACACATAAGGGGTTTTAAACCTTGATAATCTGCATTTTTTTGATATTTCTTTTTCAATTCTATTTACAACCTCTTCATCTCCAGTAGAAAATGTAACATTTTGTTGTGTCAAACTACCATTGGCAATTAGTGTACCTAATACATAAGGTGGTATATCATCATCATTTAATCTATTTTTAAATTCTACTGGTTTTACCAATTTAATAGAATAATTATTATATGTATGCCATTTATCTTTAACTTTAAAATCTTTTAACATTTGTTGAGTATTGATTATTTTTGGTGCTCTATGTTTTCCTCTATCATTTCTGTTTTGAACTTCCCACAAGTGTTCTAATCCACAATCAACATAAGTTCCATCTTGAAAACTAACTCTATAAACATCTTTTATTCCTTTAGGATAAACTCCAGTAACATTGCAAGGTTTTCCATCTGCCCCTATTACTTTAGTTCCTACTTTTACATCCCCCATAGTAATCCATCCATCTGGAGTTAATATTTTACTAGATAACGGTTGTTCTTTCCCAGTCCCTTGTGGCATAGATATTGTCATTACTGCTTTGGGCTTATATGCAAATTTATCTAATTTTTTAGCAATAGGAATTAACACTGATGTTCTGGGTGCTAAAAATTGTTTTTCTGGTGGTATTCCAAATTCTATTGCTACTGCATAATAACTAAACAAATATCCTGCTAAATAATAATAATTATTTTTCATTATAGTAATTGCATCTGTTTTTTTATCTTGTGGTATATTATTTAAAAATTTTGGCACTAATTCTGTTATCTGTATAGCAATCTTTATACTATTTGAATATATCAAGCTATCAGTTTCTCCATTATAAATAACTCTTTCTTCATCTTTTTCATTTTCTTTATAAAAGTATCTTAAAGCATCTAATTGCTTTATTTTCTGATAATAATCTTGTTCATGAGGTAAATGATTTTCAATTTTTTTTATTTCTGCTTCGTACAATGTAATTTCCTCCTATAAAAATAAGCCATATAATATTATATGGTCTGTAAAAATAATATATAGTTTACCATTTAGTAACTTTATTATCTTCTTCTGTAAAATCTTCGCAGCCATGACATATTTTCCCTAATTTTTCAAATGACATATTATTAAAACATATATTATTGACTTTATATTTGCATTCATTTTGCCTATATACAGTTTCTTTTATAATATCTGTTTCATTCCAAAAAATTAATCTACTCATAGCTTTTATCCTCCTAACTATTTTTCATATATTGTTCTATTGCTTCTGAAATAATAGTATTCATGCTTGTGTATTTATTTTTTTCACTTTGGTATTCACTTTGTACTTTTAACCATTCATGTTGGTATTGAGGTAATCTTGCAGTAAACTTTATTGTAAGCCCCTCTTTTTCTTTATTTATTTTCTTGCCCATTATTATCTCCTTTTACTATTTTGAATTAATATTTATAGATACAGAATTAGCATCTTTCTCTATTGCTTTATCAAGAATATCATCAATTTTATTTAATATTGAAATTGCTTTCTCATAAGTTTCATATTGACCTAATATAATCTTTTCTTGTCCATTTAAAGATGATGTTGTTAAATAATTCTTGCCTTCTACTTCTATTTTGTCTTTCATCTTAATTAATGATTTATCTGTTCTAAAAAATATATCCATAATACCACTCCTAAATTAATAATTCTTTTTCCGTGAAACATTCTTTATATCCATATTGAAATTCTACTAAAATAAAATTTGGATATATCCCTACTATTTTACCTTCTTTATATCTCTCGCCTTCTCTTTTTTCGCCTAATTTATAAGGTATATTAACTTTTACTGATGTGCCTATTTCCATAGAAAAAGCCTCCTTATATATTATTTTCTTTTGTCTATTTACATGTGCTGCCGAAATCCTCCTATACGAGTTCCTTCTGCATTATCATCATCTGTAATTAAAAAATTGATAAACATTGCTTGTGCTACTCTATCATTCTTTTCTACTTTCCATACTTCTTCTCCATAATTATAGAATAATAATCCGTATTTCTCCGCTCATTATTTTCATTATTATAAAAATCACTATCTATCCAGCCATTTGTATTAGCCAACATTATATGTTTTTTTCCCATTGAGCTTCTAACATTTAATATTAATCCTTCATCCTCTCTCATATATGCTTTTATTCCTGTTTTTAACATATAACTCTCTTTAGGCTTTACTTCAAAACTTTCAGGACTATATATGTCATAAGCCATACTATTTTTCGTACTTCTCTTTGGTAATTCAAAATCTGCTTCTTTAGTTTCATATCCTGTACTTAATATACGATTTATATATTCAAATTTCCTATTCATAATTTTCTCCTTCTTATAATGTCATTATATATTAACTTTTATTTTTTTTCAATATTTTTTCTTCTTTTTTTACTATTATTGCATTCTCACATCTGTAAACTCCTTTAAAATCGGGATTTTCTAATCTATTACACCCAAAACATTTACAACATAGTTTATATTTATTAATTTGTTCCATGATTAACTCCTTATTAGTCTCATATTAGTCGATTTTTGGAATATGGGTGTCATTTTTTCCTATCATTGATAACAATTCTAATTGCTGCAAATTATTAAAAAAATCTCCTACAACTTTTAATAGTTGCTCTGATGGAATATCTGGATATAATTTTCTTATTTCTACAGATATTTTTTGTATTCTTGCTCTATACTCTATTTCAGTCATTATTTCTTTTTTTAATTCTTCATTATTCATTTTAACCACTTTATCCTTTCTCTATGTTCTTGTATTTCATCTATATAATAATCTAATTCTTTAAATTGAAATTTAAAAATATTTTTTATTAATGGTTTTATCCCATATTGTTTCATTAAATATTTTTCAAAATCTATATCATCAAGTCTAATTAATTTATCTAGTATAATTGTTATATCAGTTTTTCCAAATATATGATATCCTCTTTCTTTATCATATATCATATTTTTTAATATATATTTTGATACATGGTTACTTTCTAATCCATTTCCTACTTGACTTCCACATGTAACACAATAGCAATCATCTTTATATCTAATTTCAAACATATTTATTAATTCTGCATCATCTAAAGGATATCCTATAATTTCTAGTTTTAATTTTTTATTAGTATATTCTGCTTTTCTTAAAACACTTAATTCCTTTCTTTCTCCATTTTTCATTACTAATTTAGGCTCATAAACTTTATAAAATTCTAAACAAAAATCACCAAAATTTAATACTGCATGTCCCTCTACTATTATATTTTTATTTTCCTCAAAAATTTCATATTCTTCTGCATTGTTAATTTTTATAAATTTATTTTCATTATTACTATAAGCAAAACTACAATCACAACATTGCTTTGTTATATTTTCTCCATTTTCCCATACAAATGCTCCATAATCACTATATGCCATAAATCTACACCTCTTTTTCTATTCTATTACTTCTAACTGGTCTATAAATTTATCTAATACTAATTTTATAAATTCTTTATCTTCATTATCACTCATACATTCTGTCTCTACTTTTAATTTATTATCAAATACATACTCTAAATCTACATTATCTATGATTATTTTTTCTCCACTTTTACTTTTCATCCAATTCTACCTCTTTTCCGCAACAATAGCATTTTAAATTTGTTTCGTTTATACGATTATATTCTATTACTGTTGTTATTTTTGCAAATTCTCCTTCTTCTTCATATAATCTAGGAAATATACTTATTCTAGAATTAATAAGATAATTATGTATTCCTCTTTTACACAAGAATTTCGATTTAAAAAATGGAAATATACAATTTATCTTTTTATGTATATTATATGTTTCTTCTAAATTCATCTAAATCAACCTCCTCAATCTCTTTATTTAATTCTTCTTATAACCAATCACTAATAAAAAACTTTACTTTTTGACCGCATTTTGGACACTTGCTTTCATTATATTCTCCACAACTAACATCATAACAGTTAATTACTAAATGGCATTTTGGACATTCATATTTAACATCTTTTACTTCTCTTATTGATATATCTATATCATCTGTTATATCCATTATTTATTTTTATCTCCTTACCTTATAAGTTTATCTTATTTTTTTTAATATCTGTATTTTGCCTTTATAATCTCCTATTTCTACTTCATATATTGCATTATTTTTATTATTAATTTCTTCTAAAATGTCTTTTTCTTGCATTAATCCTTCTTTTAATTTTTTTATAATAAAATCAATAATGTATCTTTCATCTTCCACAATTATTATTCTCCTTTTCTAACCATTTTTTAAAATCAATATATAAATTACAAGTTTCGCATTTTTCATCGCAAATCGTATATGTTTCATTTGCTAAAGGACATATTATATATCCTTGTTCTTCTGCTAATGCATCTCTTAACCATTGCTCCATATTATTTATCCTCCAATAATTCTTCTAAAACTTGTATTTTCCCTGTTATAAGTCCTAAATCATAATGATAATCCTTTAAAATACCTATGTAATTTTCTTCATAATCTTTTTTTATTTTCTTTAATTCTTCTATCTTCTCTCTTATTACTAATTTATTTATAAAATATTTCTTTTGATTTTTTTCTATATTTTTTAGTTGTTTTGCACTATATATTTCCCCATTCATGAATTTATGGTATTCTTCATAATAATCTATATCATCTTCTACAAAAAATGTTGGTATTTCTTCTATTTGTGCTAACAAATAATTTGATAATTCTTCTTTTCCGTTTTCACTTAATTTTTTAGCTGTTTTTCTATATAATATTCTTAAATCATTATTATCTTTATCTTTTTGTTTATATGATTTTATTAAGCTTTCTATGGCTTGTGCTATATCACGACTTGGAAAAGCTGAATTATTAACAGAACATAATTCATTGCAATCATCACAATATCCTTTATTTATTAATTTAATATATTCTTCTAATATCTTTATATCATCACTCATATCCTAATCCTCCAAATTATCATATATGTTCTTTTTAGCATAGTATTTGCTGCTTTCTATAGTGCTATCTATTGCATTTGTTACATCAAAATTTAAGTCTACTACATTATTGTATTCTTCCATTCTTATTTCACTTAGTTCAGATTTCCTTGTGTGCTGCAATATCCTTGCACTCTTGTTTAATAAATTTTCTGTCTTTCTTATGTATGTGTGATAACAATATCCACTTATTTGCTTTGGCTTTAATATGTAATACCCTACTCCTGTTACACTCTTTAATACATATCCATAATCTATTAAATAATTTTTTATTCTCGCCATAGTACTTTTAAATTTTTTATTTTCTTGCTCATCTTCTATGTTGTAATGTAACATATTAGCTAGCTTTTCAAATGGTATTGTCTGCCCCCACTTACATTCATCTAATATATACTCAATTACCTCTTGTATTCTTTGCTTATACTCACTTTCATAACTGCTTTCATATCTAAAATTCTTTTTCATTTTTATTTACCACCCTTCTTCATTATAGCTACTGGAATTTCTGCACTTTCATATATATTCCAGTATCTGCTTAATCTTTTTCTTATTAGTTTTTCTGTTATATTATTTTCTTTTGCTATCTCTTTTATTGTTAATTCCCTTCCATAAAATTCGTATTTTGTTGCCTTTATCCAGCTACCATTTTCCATCTCTAGTGCATCCTCTAAACTCCATCCTCTTGCTATTCTTTTATAAAACATCTGTGGGTCCACTCCATTATCTTGTGCCATCTCTCTATAACTTTTATACCCTTTTCCTTTATATGATATTATATTCTTGCTCGGTTTTCCTATCTTCCTTGTTCCTATTTTATACATCCAAAAATTAATCTCACTATTATATGCCCATTTAAGGTTCTCTACTCTATTGTCTACCTTGTCTCTACTTATGTGCATTACTTTTGGCTTATTATTGGGATTTGGTATGAATTCCCTCGCTACTAATGTCGCTACTAAATAATAACTTCTTTTATTTCCTTTAGATAAACATACTTCCATATATCCATATCTATTTCTTTTTTGCTTTAATTCTTTTATCTTTCCACTATTGCAATAATTCATTGATGCTACTCTTCCTGCTGTTGATACTGCATACTTCCCTTCATATCCTTCGATATACTTCCACTCTTCCATATCTACCACCCTCTATAATCTTTCCTCTATCCAATTAAGGGTTATTCATATACTCTATACTTTACATCTTATTCTCATCTTCTCTAAATATCTTCTCTACCTCTTTTTTCGCTATCTTAAAAACTTTCTCATATTCTTCCTCTGTTACTACATTCTTCCATACTAATATACTCTTTATCGTTGCTAATTCAGCACATATGCCTTCTTCTTCTATTTCCATTCTATCATTCTCCTCCCTCTTTTCTATTTTTTTACATTTTAACATAGTGATGTCACTTTGTCAATACTTTTTTAAAAAAGTGATGGCAGTTTTCTTTTTCTTTTTTTATGGCGATGAGAGGATGATAAAAACCCCCCTGGTCATTTCTGGGTATAGTGGGAGGGTAGGTAGTTTAATATATTCTTTGCAGTGTAGTTTAATCTAATAAAAGCATGGTAAGAAATAAAGAATTAAATATAATGAAAATAAAAAAATACATATAATAAAAATCAATAAAGAGCAAACAAAAAATAAAATATAATATATATAATAATAAATATATAAAAATATGTAGTACTTAATATTGAATAATGGTAAATATTAACATATATGTATATAAAACAAGAAAAATATATATAAAAAATATATAAAAATAAAAAAAGTTTTTATGCTTACAGCCTCAATGGTTTTAAGCTCTGCTAAATTTGACATATAACAAATAAGGTGCTATAATAAGTATAACAAAAGAGGAAATAAAGAAGCGGTTTAAATGGTGTTATTGAAAAAGTAGAAAAAGCAACCGTAATATTTCCAAAAAATAAAAAATTTAAAAGGTGGTGTTTTTGTATGAAATATACAGGAAAAATCAATAAAAATCTTAGTTTTAGTCAAATTTATAAAAGGATATATAAAATTAAAAATCCTGGCTATGCTACAATATAAAAATATAAAAAAAAAAGAAAGGCGAGCGAAAAGCTTGTAAAAGGTGGTAAAAATGAAAAAATTAAAAATTGAGGAATTAAAAAGAATATTAAACACAGGGGATTTAGGCGAATATTTTAGAGACTATGACAACGGATATATTTGCGATATTATAACAGAAATTGCCGACAATAATATTGATATATACACAAATGATTTATTTGAATGGGCAAAAGGTAACTATAGTTATATTGAAGAAGTAAACGAAGAAATGGGAACACCTACAAATATTATAAAACAAATACAACAAGCACAATATTATACAAACGAGCATGAACTATATGACAATTTAGAAGAAAGCTTGCAATATTTTATGTATGATTATATAGAAAAAGACTTAAAAATTGATGAAATAACAGAAGAACAAAGCGAAAATTTACTTGATTGGGATTTTTCAGAAAATAACGAACAACTTGAAAATCTAATCGACCATATTAAGGAGGTTTTAGCAAATGATTAATTTTATAATAAGTTTAATAGTTGGAATGTTTTATATATTAGGAATATTGGGAATTGCTTTATTTATACAATTGATTGTATATCAAGGAAGCGGAAAAAAAATAAATTTATATAAAATACTAAAAAAAATATTTTTTAAAGATATGTAAAAGAAAGGTTAAAAGGTGGTAAAAATGCAAGAAATATATATATTAAATCAAATGGTTTATAATAATTGTGAGGAAACATATAGCGAAATTATAGGAGCTTTTGAAAATTATAGAACAGCCGAAAATAAAATGCGAGAATTAATAAAAGAAAATGTGAAAGATTTTAATTTTGTCATTGATAATGAATGTGATATGAAAATCTTTGATTTAAATGAAATACAAACAAGATTATTTTTTTATAATCAAGAAAACTGGGATAATTACATAGAAATAAAAATAAACAGAGTTATATTAAAATAGAGGTGTAAAAAATGTATATTGTATATAATAGAAAAAATGGAAAAATTTTAAAAAGCAATTTTAAAAGCATTGCAGAGGCGACAAAAGAAGCAGAAAAGCAAAATATAATATGTAAAGCATATAATTTTATGGTAATAAAAATAAAATAATAGAAGCGGTTTAAACCGCTTCTAAAAAGGAAGTGTAAAAAATGGGATTGATTGACAGTGTAAACAAGGTAAATAATTCGCTTGTATCAGAAGCAGCACAAAAAAGAGCAGAAAAAGAGCAGAGACAAGTTCAAATAGTAAGAAATAATTTAATAAAAGACCTATTCATTGAATATTTTAAATTTTATTATGAAAGAAATAATGATATAAATAATGTAACTTTAAAGCTAATAAAAGATAAAAAAATGATTATTGGCATTTTAAAGGACAATTATAAAAATAAATATGATGTAACCTTGAAAAAATTTGATATTCGTTATATGAACGATAATTATATAAAATGGATAAATGAGGCAAAAAAAGAATATGAAATAATAGCAAAAATAAAACTCCAACAGCAAAAAGAAGCGGAAAAGCAACAAAAAGAACTTTTAAAAATAATAAAAGAGCAAGAAAAACAGCAAAAAATAAAAGACAATCAACCAATTTATTTGCTAGATATAATATTATATCCAATAATTTTTATAATATGTTTTATATTTGCATTGCCATTCTGTATAATAAAAAGAATAAAAAAAGATAGAAGCTAAAAAGCTTCTTTTTTTATTTGTTTTTATATAGTATACATAATATATTGATTATTTGCAACTTATTTTATACTTCAAAAATTGATATCTTTTATTTGCTCTCAAAATCGTTTTTAAGGCACTTTCATTTTTAAACTTATAACTTGTTTACTTAACATATAAATCACTTTAAAACCTTATTTTTATTTTAAATTTAGCATTGCATTTTTAAAAACTCAAAAAAATAAATTTTAAACATTGCACAAAAAATATTGCACAATATATGTATATATAGTATAATATATTAAGAAAGGAGGAAAAACATGGAAGAAACATGGAAAATTATAAAAGATTTTGAAAATTATCAAGTTTCTAATTTAGGAAGAGTAAAAGGACAATTAGGAATTCTAAAACCACAAATAAATCCTACTGGATATTATCAAATAACTATTTTTAAAAAAAATAATAGTATTCCAGTATCAATAAAAGCTAAAAAATTCGGAATAAAATCAAAACCTTATAATAAAAGAGTTCATCGATTAGTTTTAGAAACATTTTGTCCGGTTGAAAATATGAAAAATCTACAAGTAAATCATAAGGATTGTAATAAATTAAATAATAATTTAAGCAACCTAGAATGGGTTACATGTAAGGAAAATGTGCAGCATATTCATAAAAACAAAGAAATTAATCATCCTAATTCTCAAATATGCTATGATGAGAATGGAAACAAATTCAAAAGCTATAGAGAAGCTGGCAAAAAGTACAATATTTCATCTAATATAGTAAAAAATGATGTATTAGGAATAACAAAAAGACCATTAAAAAACAGAATGACATTCTCAAAACAAAAACCAAAATATTAATATAACTACAAAAAAGGAGCGAAAAATCGTTTCTTTTTTTATTTTTTAAAAAATTTTCTAAAAAACTATTTTTTTACCAGAAAATTACAGAAAAATTACAAAATTACAAAATTACCAGTTTTATATAAAATTACAACTTATAGAAAAACTATCAATAAAACATCATAAAAAACATCATAAAAAACTGCTTATATTTTGATTATTTTACAAAAACATAAACAGTAAACATATAATAATTATAGTTAATATTGGAGCTTTTAAAAATAATCTAAAAGGTAAAATACAAATAAACCACATTGCTTTAATCAGAAATATAATTGTATATATCATTATCCATAAAAGCAAGAACATTGTTAACATACTTAATTCCTCCCAACATTTAAAATAATCTATTTTATTTGCAAATTAATTATATCACAATCGCTTACAAAATTCAATTAAATCCAGATAAAGTGTAATTAAAGAATAGGATTAAAACTCTATTCTATGCTTAACTAAAATCTCATTTAATTGGACCATTACAAAACTTATTTTCAGGAGCGGTTTATAATCATTAATCTAAATTTATTTACCAGATTACCCCTCCTCTTTCTCAAAGGGGGGTACTGGTTATTTTTTTTGACCATTTTTTTGAAAGGGGAGTAGGGTTCTACTCATTCTTAATCTCAATAAAATTATCTTCATTTACTTCTGGCAATGCTGCAATAACCTCTTCTGGATTTGTAGGGTCTGTATTATATGTATTAGTTGCTTGAATTTCTTGGACATCTCTAAGCCCACCAAAGTTCTTTTCACGAAATATATAAACTGGAGCTGGAATTTTGCCTGTAGAGGCTAAACCGAGCCTCAGAAGCAGAAATTACAGACTTAGCTTTTTTTATGGTCTCCGAAAAGCGAGGATTAGGAGTATGTTCATAATTTTCATTTCCATAATCATAAAAAGTAGATTTAGGAAGACCAGAAACAAGGACTAAATGTTCATATCTAGGCAAAACACCTTCTTCATAAGCAAGATTAAAAAGTTGTTCAAATCTATCGGCAAGTTCTTCAGGAGATTGAACACGTCCAGTATTAATTTGAGCAACTTTCATAGAAAAACCAAATTGTTTTTTCATATCATCTTCTGGAACATTTTTAATAGTTTGCATAGCACCAATATTTCTTCTGCCAATACCAGTTTCGCTCATAAAAATCACCTCTAAAAGAATTATACTAAAAGTGGCATTAAAAATCAAGTATATAGATGAGAAAAATGTAAGTTTACATAAGTAAAACTCTGAAAGTACTGAAAATAGTGAATTTTTTAAAAAATGTAGGATTTGTAGGTTCAATGTAGGTTTTTTAAAAATCTTGAAAGTATTGATATTACTATATTATATATATATATCCTACAAAACCTACATAACCTACATAAAAATAATATACGCGTAAGAAAAAATAAAATACAAAAATATTTTTTTTATAAGGGCATATATATAAAAAAAAATGTAGGTTTTTTTTTCGTGCTCTAAAGTGCTTGAAATAAGTATGTTTCAGAACCACCCCTATCCTACCTTACAGCCTCTAAGGTTTCCGGATTTTGAGTTTCTGAAAGTATTGATATAACTGGGCTAAGGTTATCCTACATTTTTAAAAAAAAATGAAAAAAATGAAAAAAAAGTCTAAAAAAACAAAAAATAGAACCTACAAAACCTACAAAATTTTTCATAAGTTTTAATAGTAAATATAAAACTTACAAGTAAATATCCTACAAAACCTACATTTTATTTTATAAAAAATAAAAAATAAAAAATAAAAAAATTTTAAAAAAAATATACAGACTTACTCTTAAGCATATTATACAAATTGATTTACATAATTACAATAAAAAAATTAAGTTTATTTTAAAAAAAGTATTGACAGGATTTTAAAACAGTGGTAATATAAAATCACATTAAAAAGGAGGTTTAAAAAATGTGGGAAATAAAACCAGAAAAAAAAGAACTATTAAAAAGATTAAGAAACAGATATTATGCAGAGACATTAGATAAGAGTGATGTATATATTTGCCAGATATTAAATGGATATAAATGCAATACAGTTTTAGCAAAAGCAATATTAAGTATTTTTTACAACATATCTGTAGCAGATGAACAAATGAATAAACTACTTGAAGAACATTTTTCAAGAATAGATTAGGAAGGAGAAAACTATTATGGAAATAGGCATTAATTGGAATAGTTTAAATAAAGATACAATTTTAAATGAAAAATTATATGAAAAGATAATCCAAATAGAGAACTTAGAACATCGCATAGAAATTGAAGATAAGCTTTTTGAAAGAGCTAAAGAATTAAGAATTAAATCACAAGTTGAAGAAAAATACAAAGAATTTAAACTAAAATGTAATAAAGGGAATAAGCTTTTCTTTGGCGAAAAATCTAAAATACCTACAATGATTGGTGGCAATTATATAATAGGAAAAGATGGTGGAATATATGATTATTCTAGGCAAACTCCTATATTAGTATGTTCTCAATTAATTCAGCCAGTTTGCATTTATGAGAATATAGAAGAAGATAAACAATTTATAAAATGTGGATTTTTAAAGAATAATAAATGGTATTACTTCGTACAAGATAGATTAACTTTATCTCATAATGGAAAAATTGTAAATCTAGCTAATAGAGGGGTTGATGTTACTACTAATAATGCAGCTAATTTAGTTAAATATATTATTACAATGGTTAATCTAAATAAAGATATAATACCTATAAAATCTTCTATTAGTAGACTTGGTTGGTATGAAGATGATTTTATTCCTTATGATGGTGAAGTTGAATTTGATGGAGATGAAAACTTTAAATCATCATTTAATAGCATTTGTGAAAAAGGTGATTATAATATTTGGCTTAAAGAAATGTATGAAGTAAGAAAAAACAAAATTGTAAGAATTATCCATGCAACAAGTTTTGCAAGTGTATTACTACATAAACTAAAAAAACAATCTTTTGTAACTATGCTTTGGGGAACAACAGGAGATGGAAAAACAGTTGCTGGAATGACTGCTATGTCTATTTGGGGAAATCCAAATAAAGGTAAGTTAATGTTTACTCTTAATAATACTGATAATTTTTATTATAGAACAGCTAATTTTTTTAATCATCTTCCAGTATTCTTTGATGAACTTCAAACTTATAATGGAGATATAAATAAATTAATTATGAATATTACAGAAGGTATTGATAGAGGTAAAGCTAAAGTTGATGGCGGAGTAGAAAAAAACAAATCTTGGAATAATGCTTTTATAATGACAGGAGAGCAAACCGCTTCTAATTATAATTCTGGTGGAGGAACTTTAAATAGACTAATTGAAATAAATTCAGATGGAAAGATTATAGAAAATGGAAGTAAAACTGTTTCTATTATTACTGAAAATTATGGATTTGCAGGGAAAATTTTTATTGAACAAGTAAAATCTATAGATAAAGAACAACTAAATCAATTATATAATTATTACTTTGAAAAATTAAAAAAGATTTCCGATACAGAAGATAAACAAGCAATTAATATGGCAGTTATTCTTTTAGCTGATATGCTTTCTTGTAATTGTATATTTCAAGATGAAAAACCATTAGAACCAGAAGATGTTAAAGATTTTATGTTTTCTAAAAAACAAATAGATATTGATGAAAGAGCTTATGAAGTTTTTTTAGATGAATGTGAAATTAATGAAAGAAAATTTTATAATAATAGAGAAAAAGGACCTTCTGAAAGTCCAGCTAGTAATGGAGAAATTTGGGGATTAATGAATGATTATGAAATTACAATTATAAAGAAAAAATTAAGTGATATTTTAGAAAAAAATGGATTTAATTATACAAAAACAATAAAAGGTTGGGTTAAAAAGGGATATGTAGAAGTAAATACAAATGGTAGAACTATGACAAATACTACTATCGGTGGTAGAAAAGGTTATTATGTTACTGTAAAAGTAAAGCAAAACAGAGATTAAAGAAAGGAAATGATAAAATATGAAAATAAAAGTTAGTGAAAATGGGTTTTGGATAAGTGATGATTGGCTATATTTAGATACAAAAGATATTGATATAGATAAAGTTATTACTTATGATGAATTTTATAGAAATTTTGATATACCACTTAAATATGATAAAGAATGGAAAGGAAATAATCCTTTTAGTAAAAGTCAATGTTTAAGATTATGGCTAGAAAATGAAAAAGCAATGGTTGAAATATGTGTATTTACTTATCAAAAATCAACAAAAATAACAATACATAAAGTAATTGTAGCAGAAGATAATTCAAAGCAATTAATAGTGGACTTACTAGATTTAGAGGAATTATATAGAGATACATTAATTTCATTTGAAAATTATTTAAACGAATATGTTTATAATGAGGAGGATAAAAAATGTTAATAGTTTTATTTATAATATTTTTAATAATGATAGGAATTGGAATAACAATGCAAATTTTAGAAGAAGAAAAGAATAGGCATAGAAATAGCTGGGAGGAAACTTATTGGGGATTAATTACTTGTATTTTAGGAGGAATAATTGAATTAATTGTTGTTATATCTATTATTTTTAATGCAGTCAATATAAGCAAATTAAAAGTATCTGACCAAAAGATAACAATGTATGAAAATGAAAATAATAATATTCAAAACTCAATAAGTGAAATAGTAAAAAATTATATGAATTATGAACAAAATACATATGCTGAAAGCTTAAAAAATATAGACATAAGTAATACAGATATAGTTATATTAACACAATTATATCCAGACTTAAAATCAAATGAAATGGTTAATACACAAATACAAATATATCAAGAAAATAATACAAAAATAAAAGAATTAAAAGAACAGAAATTAGATTATCAAGTTTCAAAATGGTGGTTATATTTTGGGAAAATAGAAAGTGAGTAATTGTTATGAATATGTTAGAAATATCAGATTTGGATAAACTTAAATTTACATCTATTACGAATGTAATACATTTTAAATATGATGATGAATTTTATTTTATACATGAAGGTGGAGATTATACTAAAACAACACAATTATATAAAGGAAGAAGTAAATATAAAAATGAATTTATAAAAGCTACATATGGTTTTATTCCGAATTTAATAAAATATAAAAATAATAAAAAAGTATTAAGTGCAATAGATAAAGAAAATTTCATAGAAAAATTATATAGAGCAGATTTAATAGATACTACTATTGAAGAAATAAAAAGTAAATCAGAATATAAAAATCAGAGATGTAAAGAATTAAAAGAAATAATACAAAAAGCAAATGAAGAATTAAGAAATTTGAATTGGGGGTAGTTAATATGGCATATTATAATTATCATAATAGATTAAAGCAGCTATTAAATACAGAAGAATATGTATGTTTTAAAGAAGATGGCAAGCCTTTTGCATATAGATTTATATTTCCAAGATTAATGAAAAGTATGCCAATAAGAGATTATAGAGTAGAAGAATATAAAGAATTTATAAGAAAGGAGAATGAGATATGTTAAATATATTATGGAATTTAATTATAGGAACGGCTTTAATGTGTGTTTTTATATTCGTATTAACAATAATGATTTGTTTAATAAAAGGATTGCTAAATGTATTGTTTGGTAAAAAGGAGAAAGAATAAGTGATTAAATTGAATTATATAAAAACACTAGATTTTTGTTTTAATAATGTAGAAATAATAAATTGTAAAAATACAAAAGAATTTGAAAAAAAGATAAAAAATAATGAAGTTATATTAATAAATAACGAAGGAATTATTGAAGGCATAAATTCAAGTTATATAATGTATTTTAGTTAGGAGGTTTATATGTGTGAGGAATGTATAATTGGATTATGGTATGATTATGATATTACTGAATTGATAACACTTAATGAATTGAAAGAAAACGTAAAAGAAAATAATAAACTTGTAAGAGAAATAAAGAAAGATTATCCTTTGTGGGATATGGGCAAAATAATGTTATTAAATGATTATTTTGATAAACGAAAAAGTGTAAATATGACAAGATTTGATTATTGTCCATATTGCGGAAATAAAATTGATTGGAAAAGTTTTAAGAAGGAAGGTATAAATAATGAATGATGAAATTATAAAAAGCCTAAAATGGGATAATGAACAAAAAAATTTTTTATTTTATATGTTAGAAGAAATGGAAGCAAAAATGAGTAGTCGAGATTTATCTGATGATTATTTAGAAGAACATAAAAATTCTACAAGAGAAGAAATAGGCATAGGCGAATATGCTTATGGAATAACAATGATACCTTGTAGCTGGGTATATCCATATTTGGTTAAATTAAGTACATATATAGATATGAAGGATAAATGATATGTGTGAATATTGTGAGAAAAGAAAAGAATTAAAAAGTTGTAATTTTTGTGGAAGTGCGAGTTTAATAGTATTAGGAAACATTTTAGATATATATGGAGATGAAAATGTATTTAAAATATTTAAAAGAATATATAGACCTAGATTTGATATAAATTATTGCCCAATGTGCGGTAGAAAGTTAGGAGATGAAGATAAGTAATGATAACACTAAAAAATAATAAACTTCCTAAAATACATTTAAAATTAAAAAAATACAAAATAATAAACGATAATGAGTTTGTAACACATTACCAAAAAACAATATTTACTAAAAATATGTATCATTATCCAAAAATATTTTATATTAACATATTTTATCATAAAAAAGATAATTGGTCAGATGTATGTGTATCTTTAAAAGAATATATACACGAAGTTGAAGATTATATGTACGATTGGTATTCAGGAGAATATGAATATAAAACAATGCCAATTATAGCAAAGTTTGATAAAGGATTATTAAAGTATTTAGAAGAAGTGGAGGATTAAAAATGACAGATGAAGAAAAGAAAGCAATAGAAAAGTTAAATGATTTTATGTTTAGAAAAGGACATTTGCCTGATTTTGTAGATAAAATAATAGAAAATGATGTAATAAGTTCAATAGATGTAGTTTTAAATCTAATACAAAAGCAAGAAAAAGAAATAGAAAAGAAAGATAAGATAATAGATTTAATGGCAGAAGTATTAGTTAAAGTTCCAGAAAATGAAGATAATTTAATTATAGCACAAGCAATCAATTATAATTTAGAAGAGAAAAAGGAGCGAGTAAAACAATATTTTGAAAGGAAAGTAGAAAATGGAAGATAAAATTGAAGTTGGAGAATGGGTAAGAATTGATAATGGGATTATATTTAAGTTACTAACTAAAAAGAAAACAAGTTATGGTTATTGTGGAGAGACAGATAATGGAAAAATGCCGACTTATGTTTATGGAAAAGGAAAAGGATTACCGTATGAAATAAAAGATAAAATAGTAAAACATTCAAAAAACATAATTGATTTAATTGAAGAAGGAGATATATTATGTTTCCACTGGGGAGTAGAAACAAATCCTGATGAAAAATCATTTGTTATTAAATGCAATAACACATTAAATGTTTGGGATGCTGGACTTTATATACCTCTAACTAGTATAAAAATTTTATCAATTATTACTCGAGAGCAAATAGCTCAAATAGAATATAAAGTGGAGGAGTGAATGTAATGTTAAAAATAAAAGATGATGTAGATTTAAAAGAAAATCCAATAAGAGATTGCATAGATTTAAGCAAAAGAATGATAGGAACCAAAAAAGGAATAATTTATTATACAGAAAGTTTTAGAATAGATTTTGAGAATAGAATGTCAGAATTATCAAAATTAAAAACAGAAAATGAAAAATTAAAACAAAGGCTAGAAGAAAATCAAAAAATCTTCTAGTATTAAGATAATACAGAAAAGGAGTTTGAGTATTTATGAATAGGATAATAAAATTTAGAGGTAAAAGAGTTGATAATGATGAATGGGTATATGGATATTTATTATATGATTTTGATTGTACTGATAAATATGCACCATTTATTAATTGGAAAGATAATTCATATTCAGGTGGAATTGGCGAAGAAGAGATAGAAGAATATTCAATAGGACAATATACAGGATTACTCGGCAAGAATGAAAAAGAAATTTACGAACGGAGATATAGTAAAACTAAGTGATATTGATACTGCAATAGTAGAATGGGATAATGAATATGCAAGTTTTATAGCAAAACCAATTCAAGATTATTATTTTGATAGTGCAATACTTGGTCATGTATTAGATAATGATAAGGATTTAGAAGTAATAGGAAATATATATGATAATCCAGAGTTATTAGAGAAAGGAAATAATTAATATGTGCCAAAAATGTAAAAGAACAATATTTTTACAATCAGATGATGGAAAATATTGTGTAGATAGTACAGAAAATAAGGTAAGGCTTAAATATTATGATGTATATGATGAAATTCCAGCTATAGAAGATAGTCACATAATAAATTACTGTCCAATATGTGGCAATAAAATTGCAGATATTCCCATAGAAAAATTTACAATAATAGAGGAGGAATAAAAGATGAATTTTCATATATGTTTTTGCAATGCAATAGACTGTCCAATGAGATTTACTTGTGCTAGAAATTTAATAAATTATCCAAAAACAGAAGAAATGAAATATATAACAGTTACAAAATTTAGACATACAGATACAAATTGTGAATATTATATGAAGAAAGGTAATAAATAATATGAATAATTATTTAGAATATTATAAAAAAAATCCAATTAAATTATTAAGCTTGTTTTCAGGAATAGGTGCATTTGAAAAAGCATTAAAAAATATTGGAATAAATTATGAATTAGTAGGATTTTCTGAAATAGATAAATATGCAATAAAAAGTTATTGTGCTATTCATAACGAAGATAAAAATAAAAATTTAGGAGACATAACTAAAATTTATTATAATAAATTGCCAAAAGATATTGATATGATAACACATGGTTCGCCATGCCAAAGTTTTTCAATATCAGGAAAGCAAGAAGGAGGAGATAAAGGTTCTGGAACTAGAAGTTCTTTGATGTGGAATACGGTAGATATAGTAGCATATTGCAAACCTAAAATTGTAATTTGGGAGAATGTAAAAAATTTATTATCAAAAAAACATAAACATAATTTTGATAGTTATATTAATATATTAGATAGTTTAGGATATAATTCTTATTATCAAGTATTAAATGCGAAAGATTATGGAATACCTCAAAATAGAGAAAGAGTTTATACAATATCTATTAGAAAAGATATAGATAATGGAAATTTTAAGTTCCCTGAGAAAGAAGAACTTAAATTAAGATTAAAGGATATGTTAGAACAAGATGTAGAAGAAAAATATTATTTAAAAGATGAATTAGTAAATAGATATATACCTAATAAAGAAACAAATACTAACATTATTGGAAATTTAGTAATGGACAAATGGCAAGATAATATGAAAAGAATTTATGATACAAATACATATTCTCCAGCAATTAATACAATGCAAGGTGGAAATTTAGAACCTAAAATAATTGAAAGAACACCATTAAAATTTTTAAATAGAAATCAAAAAAATATTGAAGGCGATTATGCTTCTTGTGTAGATAGCTGCAATACTGGAGGAATTAAAGAAATTGAAAATAATAAAATTAGAATAAGAAAATTGACACCAAAAGAATGCTGGAGACTTATGGGATTTGATGATAAAGATTTTGAAAAAGCAACAAATGTACCTACAAGTAATTCTCAATTGTATAAACAAGCTGGAAATTCAATTTGTGTACCAGTTCTTGAAAAAATATTTAAAAATTTATTTTTAAAATAAGGAGAAATAATAATATGATAAAAGCAAGAATATTTAAAATTATTCCCGAAAATAAAACTTTAGATATAGAAATAGAAGGAGATAATATATTTTATTGTCAAAACGAGCTTGGAAGAAATAAAGAACGGGTTAATGATTACTGGAGAAGGAATACAATTAAATAATTATAGTAAAAACAATGAAATAACTAAAATATGTAGAGAAATAGCAGAAAAATTAAAAGAATTAAATAATTTAGTAGGAGGAAATACAAATGAATAAAAAAGAGTTTATAGAAAAATATTGCAAAGATTGCAAAG